TCCTTCTGCACAATTTGCATCCGGTAGTACATCTAGATTAAAAGAAGTAATAACATTACACATAGAAGATAAACCTAGTGTTAGATATGGTGCAAATTATTCCGACAAAGAATTGGGTGCTCTTACTGGAGGACTGGTTGAGGGATCTTTTGCACAGGCAAACGGAACCTTAAAAGATATGGTTCCAGAATTGCAACAAAGAATACTTGCAGGGTTAATAAAATTACCTTCTCTAAATCCTGGCGGTGGCGGGACATTGGATAATCTATTACAATTATCAACAAAAACTAGAACCAATCCTTTTAGAGAAGTATTATTTGAATCCGTTGATTACAGAAGCTTTAATTTTAGATACAAATTTTTTCCAAAGAGTCAACAAGAAACAGAAAAAATTAGAGCAATAATTAATCAGTTTAAAAAACATATGCATCCCGAGATATCAAGCGGAAAATTGTTTTACATATATCCTTCCGAATTTGATATTCAATATTTTTTTAAAGATAAAGAAAATGATTATTTGCATAAATTTGCCCGATGCGCATTAACTGATATGCAGGTAGATTATGGCGGAGAACAATTTACTACATTCGAAGATGGTTCTCCCGTAGAAATTGGGTTAGTACTAACATTTAGAGAGTTAGAGCAAATGACAAAAGAGGGAATAGAAAAGTATGGCTACTAATCTATTTGAAACCTTTCCTAGAATATCATACACTTTAGATGATGGTGATACTGAGCAAGTAGTTGTAGATATTTTTAAACGAGTAATTTTATCTAAAGAGTTTCAAGAAAATGTATCGTATTTTGAGCTATATGATGTACAACACGGAGAAACCCCCGAAGAAGTTGCCTTTAAATTTTATGGTTCTGAAAATTTACATTGGTTAGTTTTAATGACTAATAATGTTATTGACCCTAGATTTGAATGGCCTATATCTGAAGAAAATTTATTAAAAACCGTATCATCAAAATATGGCGGAAATAATAATGTATTTACTAAAAATAGAGCAAAGAATATTAAAGGATATCAAGTAGAAACATTTTTTGTATTAACTGAGGATTCAACTCACAAAAATCCAAAAAGATTAATAATAGAAAGTCCGGATGAAGATGGAATAAATGTGCCAGTTTCTTATCAAGAGTCTGAAACTATTTTTAATTACGATACTAATTATGATGTAGAACAAATTAAAAATGAATCGTACAGAAGTATTAAAATTATAAAACCTGAAATTGTTCAAGACGTTATAAACAATTATCAAAAATTTATTAACGCATAATGTCTGAAGAAATTTTTAAAAATCCCGGCGATGTAATAATACAACAACTTATTTTATATTCACCCACACAAAATAAGTTTATAAGTTTAAATGATTATCTTGTAGAATTAAATATCTATGAAAGTATTTACTCGCAAGTTATGACGGGTAGTATTACTCTTACTGATAGTAAAAATTTAATAAGAGATTTTCCGTTAATAGGAGAAGAAATATTATTTGTAGATTTTAGAACTCCTACATTTGATGCCGATAGTAATTTTTCAAAACTGTTTAGAGTTTATTCTATTACAGATTTAACTTATGCTAAAGATGGAAGTACCAAAGTATATCAATTAAATTTTTCATCAGTTGAAGCGTTTAAGAGTATACACAATCCAATCTATAGATCATTTGAAGGAAAACCTGAAGAAATAATTGCGCAAATATTTTTAGAATATTTAAAAACTCCTAGAAATATTAAAATTTCTGAAAATGTTCCAGATGAGACTCCTGCTACTTTTTCTATATTAACCGAGACAGCAAATAAGCTTAAATTTGTAAGTCCAGGATGGACTCCGTTAGAATGTATAAATTGGATTTGTGGGAGATCTTTGCCTTTAAATAATTCTGCAGCTAATTTTTTATTTTGGGAAACAGGATCGGGATTTTATTTTTCAAATACAGATACTATTTTTAAAAATCCAGATGCATTCACAATAGGTAATTATGTTTATTCTGAATCGTATATTAATACATTACCTAGAGATGAAATACACAAATCTATTTTGGCAATTAAATCTTTAAATATTGAAAGAAATTTTGATCAATTGCTAAACAATATGTCGGGATATCTGGCAAATCGAGTATTGAATATCGATTTATATAATAAACAGTATGAAATTGTGGACTATGATCACGGGACAAAGTTCAATAATTATTCTCATACGGAATTAGGAAAAACAGTCCCATTATTTGATGTAACTACAATAAGAAATCCTCTAGGATTTTTAAATGTAAATTATAGTCATGAAAAATTATTCAATGATGTTTCTAATAATTTTGATGTAGAACATAAAAATATTTTTGGTAATAGAAGATCTAACTTATTAGAATTGGATAATTTTAAAATGAATTTAGTTATACCCGGGAGAACAGATGTTAATGTAGGGGCACTAATGAATATTAAAGTTCCAACAGGAACTATAGTATATTCTGATGAAAAAAATAGTGCAGAAAATGATGATTTATATTCTGGCAATTATTTGATAACAAATTTATGCCATAAAATAAATCCATCGACGCATTTTATAAGTATGACGGTAACAAAGAATTCGTTTGCTTCAAATAAATTTAAAAACATAGATGATAAATGACAAATAGTAATATAGCACATTGGTGGTCTGGGGTAGTTGAGGATAGAGACGATCCCGAAAAACTAGGTAGATGTCGAGTTAGAATATTTGGTGTTCATTCTGCAGACACTACCTTGCTACCAACATCCGATCTACCGTGGGCAATCCCATTACAATCTATTACTTCTGCAGCAACATCTGGAGTAGGTAGTACTCCTATTGGCATTGTTCCTGGTACTTGGGTAATGGGGATATTTTTAGATGGAGAAAATTCTCAGAGTCCTATGATAATGGGAACACTTGCAGGAAAACCTGCAACAAATATAAATGCTACAAAGAAACAAGAACAACTAGATAATGCAGCGGGCGTACTTAAAGATGGAAATAATAATATACTATATGGTAATGATGGTAAACCAATATTAACACCTACACAATTAACAAACGAACGAGAAACGCTTAAACCATTAACTTCCAGAGACTTAACTGTTTTATTTGATGCAATATCTAACAAAGTATCCGGCAGAGATTATACTAAGGTAGGATCAAAAAGTGAGTTGGGAAAATATCAAATTAGTATTTCGACTTTAATAGATTTAGGTTATATTAAAAGAACCGATTCTGATATCATTGACCCTGCAATTTTAAATGATAATACCAATTGGACTGGAAAAAATGCAGCAACATCGAAAACAGCATTTTTGAATACTGAAGCTATACAAGATGTAGTTATGTTTGAATTAACACAAGATAATTATAATACATTGATACGCCAAGGCAAAATATCTGAAACAGATAATTATCAAGTTGTGGGAGGCTTACTTGCAACTGCTCATGTCATGGGTGTTAATAATGCGGACAAGCTAAACAAAAAAGATACTGCAGGAATTAAAGCAAAAGAATATTTTATAGTAGGCAATTCTGCATTGGGCGGAGATTCTACAGATTTTTTAAAGTCTTTTGAAGATACAGGAAATTTTTTACCAAGCACAACTACTACAAATAACACGGGTGCTCAGAACAATGATGATCTTAAAAATATAACAGGATTTACTGATCCAAATAAAAAATATCCTAGATATGATTATAATGGGTTGACAGATGTTAATAAGTTGGCGGTAGGAGATATATCTCATAATGTTTTTAAGATTAAAGAAAATAAAAAAATAGATAATATTTCTTTGGCCAGAACAACACAAACTTGGGATGAACCCGCACCTGCATATGGAGCAGGATACCCGTATAATCAAGTTATAGAAACAGAAGCGGGTCACGTAATAGAATTAGATAGTACCCCGGGCGCAGAAAGAATACAGGTGTTCCACAAATCGGGAACATACATGGAAATAGATGTCAATGGTACAATGGTTAGAAAAACCATAGGTGAAAATTACGAGATAATGGATCGCAATAATTTTACCTTTGTAAAAGGATCACATAATCTTACAGTTGAGGGCAGGACAAATATTCTTGTTAAAGATAATGCTTCAATAGAAATAGAAGGTTCTGCGTCTGTAACAGGACACGGAGATACTACAGTTCAAACTGCAGGCACATTGGGTCTTATATCTGAAACATTATTAGTGTCAGCAAAAACGGGTTTGGATTTAGTTTCAGAAGGATCTATTAATATTCAAGGTAAAAATATTAATATCTACGCAAAAGACGGATCTATTACGCAAAAAGCAAGTAAAGATTTTAGTATGCAATCTGGTTCTTCAGGTACATTTAGTATTAGTGGAGGAATTGCTTTATTATTAGATGCAGCTGTAGTTAAAACTAAAATGGGTGCAAATACTATTAAAGCTTTAGCATTAGCAGTATTATCTCCACCTGATAAGAAAACACCTGATACTGCAGCAATACCAGTTTTACAAAGAGAGATAATAGCAAAATCAAATTACTTATTTGATTCTGGAGAAGAAGGTTCAGATGATTATAGGAAAACACTTGCAAAGCAAGGCATTATTAACGAAAAGATACAACCAAAAACTTCGACAACAACACCTACAAGAAATATAGGAAATAGTACAGGCAATCCTGGAAAAATATTTCCGTGCGATTGCACTGAAATACAACAGTTTAAATATTTTCCAAGATCATTTATATTATCCAATAAAGATAATAGAATATTCACTCTTGGCGATCTATTACAAGATGGCGGATTAGTTGCTCAACGCGGTTTAACTGAACAAGAAATAGTCTGCAATTTAAAACAAATAGTTGTAAATTGTCTTGATCCTATTAAAGCAAAGTATCCCGATATGAAAATTAATAGTGGTTTTAGAGCGGGTACAAATAGAAGCGATCACGGGCTAGGTGCAGCTGCAGATATTAAATTTACGAATACAAGTAAATCTAGTTATAAAGATATTGCAGAATGGATTATTACTAATGTTCCATATCGTCAAGTACTATTAGAATATACTTTTGAAAAGGGCAGTAATAAATTGAGATCTGCTTGGATTCATATTGCTTTCCTTACAGATAATGGAAATCTTGTTAGATCTAATTTTGCTCCGGTTCAGACATTTGTAAATCATGCGTCGGTTTATCCAAATTTAATTAATTTAGCATAATAAATATACATATGGCTAATACAAAAAACATTAAACAATTTTCAGATATAGATCTTTCTTTTAAGGTTAATCCTTTTACCAAAGACATTTATCTAAAAACCGACGAGGAAGCAGTAAAAACTGCACTGAAACATTTAATACAAACTAGAAATTTTGAAAGGCCCTTTCATCCAGAAATAGGCACACAAATACATTCTTTGATGTTTGAAAATTTTTCCTCAGCAGTAAAAATTGCTATGGAAAGAACGTTAAAAGAAACTATAGAAAAATTTGAACCAAGAGTAAGATTAATAGATTTAAGTGTACAAGAAACTGCAGATGCAAATGATCTAAAAGTTAGTATTAATTTTACTTTAAAAAATACAGACAGACCAGTAACAATTACAACTTTACTAAGTAGAGTACGATAAATGGCAAATTACAGATTAGCAGAATTAGACTTTGATGAAATCAAAGTAAACTTAAAACAATTTTTAACTAATTATAGAGATAAAGATAATAATCTTATTTTTAAAGATTATGATTTTGAAGCTTCAAGTTTAAATATACTTATAGATTTATTATCATATAATACTCATTATAATGCATACCTGGCAAACATGGTTGCAAATGAGATGTTTTTGGATTCCGCAGTTAAAAGAGAATCTGCAGTTTCAATAGCAAAACATCTAGGATATACTCCGCTATCATATAAAAGTGCAAGAGCTAAACTATCGTTTACAGTAACACCTTTAGATAACCCAACATCGTTGACACTACCTAGATTTTCTCCCTTTACTACACAAATAAACACAACTCAATATACCTTTGTAAATTTAGATCCTATTACTATAAAACCAATCGACGGAGTTTATACTTTTTCAGACGTAGAAATAGTAGAGGGAGAACCCCTAATATATTCATATAGAGTAGATCTTTCTGGTCCAGGCGAAAAATATACAATACCTAATAAGAATATAGATACGTCTACTATACGAGTGACGGTGCAAAATTCATTTACAGATTTAACTACGCAAACGTATTCTCTTGCAGAATCATTATCAACTATAACAGGAACATCCAAAGTATATTTCTTAGAAGAAAATCCCAGTGGATTTTTTGAAATATTTTTTGGAGATAATATCCTTGGCAAAAAATTAGTTTCCGGTAATTTAGTAAAAATAGAATATTTAGTAAGTAATGGTGATCAATGTAATGTATCCGGAGCAATAACACAGACATTTACTTTGGGTGCAAAAATTGGCGGAGTTACTTTGGGTGCGCCTGTCACGGCAACAACTAATTCCTCGGGTGGGGATGTAGGCGATACCATAGATGAAATAAAATTTAAGGCTCCTAGATTTTTATCATCATTTAATAGAGCAGTTACTGCAAGCGATTATAAAGCATTAATTGAAGCAAACTATCCGTTAATAGAATCTGTTTCTGTTTGGGGCGGTGAAGAAAATGATCCTCCCAAGTATGGTAAAGTTATTATATCTTTAAAACCGTATGATGGTTATACTGTAAATGATTCTTTAAAGAATAGTATATTACAAAATACTTTATTAGATAAGAAGGTGATGGCTATTACTCCAGAATTTATAGATCCAAATTATTTGTATGTTACTATAGATAGTAAAGTAAAATTTGATTCTAAAAATTCAAAATATTCTGCAGCTGAAATAGAAATATTAACTAGAAAAACAATACAAGATTATTTTAAACAAGAATTGCAAAAATTTAATAAAAATTTTATTTATTCTAAATTGTCCAAAAATATTGATGCTATAGATTCGTCTATAATTGGAAATGTGAATAGTATTAAAATTCAAAAAAGAATTACCCCTGCGGTAAATACGATCAATGAATATACTGGATCAACTGTATTAAAATTTGCAAATAAATTAGTTTCGGGTAGTGTGTATTCTACTTCGTTTTATTACACAACTGGCAATACTATATCCACAGTATATTTACAAGATAACATTACTACAAGCACAACAAGCACACTGGATTTGCTAGATTTTTATACATCTAAAACTATAGAATTAAATGTGGGAACAGTTGATTATACTTCCGGACAAGTTTCAATTCCTAGTTTAAATCCGGCAGGGTTTGTTGAAAATTCTACCGATATTAGAATATATTCTAGAATACAAGAAATGGATATAGGTTCAACACGAGATATAGTATTAGTTATAGATGATAGTAATTTAGATACTGCAGTAAAAAGATCTTCAGGATTAACAGTATCCGCATCAAATTAAAATGATTAACAATATTTACTTACCGGCAAATCTTTTAGGACCATTAAAGATAAATGGTATATCTAAACCTACTGATACTAGAGGTATTCTAAGGGGTTGGTTTTATCCTTTGTATACCACCAGGGGCGAAGCAATACAATCAGATTTAGATAGAGGCGGTAAAGGAGTATATGAAGTAATAACTTTCTTTGAACGAGAGGGAGAGTTTTATGTTGCCGAGAGCTACTATAATTATGGTGAAATAAAAGATCCTATTATATACACTTTATATGATGGACCTGGTGCAGAAAATCCTTTCTCAAAAGTACAAAATCGTTTATCTATTTTAATTGAAGATCAATTGCCAGATTTTATTCAATCTGACTATACCATGTTTATTACCTTTTTGAAAGCATATTATGAATTTTTAGAACAAAATTCTGAAGTGCAAGAGGTATTACAAAATATTAATAAGTATGCAGATATAGATGAAACATCTGAAAATTTGGTTGAGAAATTTTTATTAAACTATGCGAAAGATATATCAGATAATAAACTTACTAATAGACAATTAATTGTTAAAAAAATAAGAGAGCTGTATAGTAGAAAAGGCACAGAAAGTGCATACAGAATATTATTTAATATCCTATATAAAGAGACTATAAGTTTCCTATATCCTTCTGAATTTATTTTAAAGCCTTCTACCGGAGTTTGGACTGTCCCAAAAACTTTAAGGGCAAAATTAACTTCTACAAGACAAAATATATTTGATTTTGAGAATACCCAAGTTGTAGGAAAAACATCTGGAGCAGTTGCAAATATTAATAAAGTGCAAAAAATTAATATAGGGCAATATGATGTATTTGAATTAATATTAGATACACCTAGTATACGAGGTGACTTTATTGCAGGAGAAGATATAACTGCAGTTAAATATTTAATAAGTAGTAATGTAATTAATTCATCGGCTTTAACTGCAACACTTTATTCAGTTATATCTAAAATAGATATAACAGATGGAAAATTGGGATATGAAAAGGGGCACGTTATACAAAGTATAACAGATAATAATAATACTGGGGCATTTGCAGTTGCTAAAGTAAATTCTGTTAATAGGTTTGGCACAATAGTAAATATACAAATAGAAGAAGCGGGATTAAACTATAGTAGCAATATTGAAATAAATGCAGGTAAACCAACAGGAACAATTCAAGGTAGATACGCAGTTAGACGCGGAGTGGTTACCGTAGAATTTCCAAACGATCATGGAATGAAAATAGGTACAAATATTAATGCATTCTATACTGGAAATATATACAGCCCCGTAGATAATACTAGACATAAAGCTACAATAGTTTCAGTACCAAATGTTAAAACAGTTAGATTTAGATATCCTGGATTTTAAAGATGGCATATAATCTTTCATATAATAAAGCAATTGTCAACGAAGGAGATAGTGTAATAATTACACTAGATGGTACTGGATTGCCAGATGGTTCTTTAGTTCCTTTTACAATATCTGGTACAAATATTACCGAAACAGATTTTCTAGGATTTTCTTCTTTAACCGGAAATTTTAATATTACTGGCGGTAGGGGAAGAGTAGTTTTAAATATTGCTGAAGATTTAAGAACAGAAGGTCCAGAGGCATTTATACTTACATTAACAGGTACAGGAAGAACAGAATCTATTGGAATATTTGTAAATGATGTATCATTATCTCCTAGTAGTGCCGTACCAGAATTTTTTGTTACCTCTCCTCTTTCCTTAATAAATGAGGGAGATACATTAACTTTTAATATAACAGGAATAAATGTTCCAGCGGGTACTGCAGTACCCTATGAAATATTTGGATTACAATCAGAAGATTTAGTTACAGGATCCTTAACCGGAACTGTAGTTTTTACTGCAAATAGTTTTTATGATACATCCGCGACAGTAAGTGTTTCTATATTAGAAGATTTTAAAACAGAAGGTAATGAGAATGCTGTCTTAATATTAAAACCCCCATTTCCATATTCTTTAAAAATTAGTAGTACGGTTGTTGTATTTGATTCATCTACAGATTTTAGCCCAGCATATATAGTTACTGCAAATAAAACAAAAGTTACTGAGGGGGATTCTATAACTTTTACTACTGCGGTAAAAGGATTGGGATCTGTTAATGTAGGAACTCCGCTATATTGGTCAATACGACCAACATCCAAAGACGGAAATCCTACTAAATTAAATCCTGCATCGGATATAACTGTTGTAGATTTCGTAGGATTAAATAGTTTAGCGGGCACTACTGAATTTTATAATGATGCAGTATTAGGAAATATTGCAACAGTAACTCTAGTAACCAGAGACGATTATATATTTGAACCAAGCGAATATTTTTTATTAGTAGTTAATGATGGTAAATTAAGTCCTGTAGCAACTCCATTTGGAACTACTGTTTATCAAGTTAAACAAACAAATAGCCCGATAATTGAACTACTAGATTCCGGAAATACTTTAATACAAAGCGATTCTGTATTTTCGGGTAATCTTATAGTTTCATTCGAAGATGTTGCAGACTTAAAAGCCAATATCGGCGGTATAACTACGGATCTAGGATATTGGAAAAATTCTACCGGATTGTTATCAGATGAGATGGTGATACAGGGAAGAAGATTATATGATACTGAAGATTCTCCAGTATTTTATCAACCGTTTTCATATGTTATAAAATCATCTTTATCAATAGATATATGGAGCGACTCTGTTAAGGATATATTACACCCTGCAGGATTTAGCTTTTTTAGTGAAATAAATAATGAGACCGATCCTAATGATATTAAATTTGCAGGGGTAAAAAGTATTAAAATTGTGGATTCTGAAATTAATACATATTCTGTTCTTACTGCAGATAAACAGTCTACAGCAATAGATGCTAGTACAGGTAACTATACTGCAGACAAAATTTATACCCCCTTTAATTTCTAAGACTTTAATAAATAATATATGCCAAACATTATAACAAACAAATTAAAGCTAAACAATGCTAAAAATTTTATAGATTCAGTTTCTCTGGATAGCGGAAATTCTTTGTATATGTTTTTGGCAAAACCAAATATTTGGAATGATGAAACGGTTCCTGCTCCTTTAGATATACAAGAAACTAATTCTAAAATATGGGATGAGATGATAAGTTTAAAACGCATATTACCTAGTAGTATAGCGAATGTTGTTAGAAGAGTGGATTGGGAAATTGGAGAATATTACGATGAATATAATCCAGAGGATCCTGATTTATTTTCTAAGAATTTTTATGTTTTAAATAGTCAATTTGATGTATACAAATGCATAGATAACAATTCCGGAGCACCGTCAACTATATCTCCTACAGGTAGATTTGTAAATATTATTACATTGGCAGACGGATATAGATGGAAATATATGTATAGTATTTCTACCGGGGAACAAACAAAATTTTTAACTCGTTACTGGATGCCGGTATTTAAAAACCCTCTTGTTGCAGCAAACGCAAAAGATGGAGGAATAGAACATATTAAGATTTTTAACGGTGGGGCAGAGTATTCTGCATATTCTAATGTTAATATAATTGGGGATGGGCAAAATGCAATAATTAGACCTAAAATAAATTTGGGCGTTATTTATGATTTTGTATATGAAAATGTAGGATCCAATTTTAGATATGCGAACGCCTATATTGTAGATGGCCAAGCATCAGGAAAATATGCAAATATAAAGGCAATAATTAATCCGCAGGGCGGACACGGTTATGACCCGGTGGCAGAACTAAATGCCAACTATGTTATGATAAATGTAAGAACAAATTACAATGAAGGGTATGGTGATTTTCCTGGAGGATTTACTTTTAGACAATTGGGTATAATTAAAAATCCCGTTAATAGAGACGGATTGGTTGCTGCAAATACTACACTAAATGCGTTAACAAGTATAAATTTATCAAATGTAAATGGCACATTTACAAATAATGAATTTATTGAAGGTAAGTTAAGTTTGGCAAATGCATATTTAGTAACATCTAATGTAGTATCTGGAAATGGTTATGGTAGATATTTACAATCGTTTGGACTCACTTCTAATTTTTCAACTTTCACAAAAAATGAAAGTATAATAGGAAAAACTTCCGGAGCAACTGCAATTATAGCAAATGTGATTTATTCTGAAGTCATACCTAATAGAGGAGATATTCTCTATATTGAGAACAGAGTACCAATAACTAGATCACAATCTCAAACAGATAATTTACATCTTGTAATAGAATTTTAAGGAAAAAAAATGCCGGTAGTAACAAACGTTTCGCCATACTTTGACGATTATTCTGAAGATAAGAATTTTCATAAGGTTTTATTTAAACCTGGAGTAGCAGTACAATCCAGAGAATTAAATCAAGTTCAAACCATCCTACAAAATCAAATAAAAAGAGTAGGTGATTATCTATTTACGGATGCGGCCAAAGTAACAGGGGCTAAACCTAGCGTAAATTTAGATGCCCGAACAGTTCGTCTAAGCGATACGAATGTTTCTGGGCAGGTTATAAGTCTATCTAATTTTTTAGGCAAGTATGTTGTAGGTGCAACTACGGATGTTATAGGATATGTAGATTTTATATTTGAAAAAGATGATCCTGTTATAGGAGATCCAAAATCCATTGTTATTTCTTTAAAGAAATATAACACAACTAATAATGGTATTTTCTCTGAAAGAGAAACTTTGTATTTTTATACAAGTTACAATGATGCATTAAATAAAGTAACTCCGAATTATACTGCAATAGTTGCAAATGATATTGTTAAAAATTCAATATCTACTACAACAACGTATTCTAAATCTGTAAGTTTAAAAAATCCTACTACATTAATTGAAGTTGGGGATTTATTAGTACACCCAATTATAACGAAACCGGTTTATGTTACTAAAATTACAAGTACTACGCAAATAGAAATTAGTGAACCGGTAGGAATAGTTATAGGTGAGGAAAATATTCAGTATACTAAAAAGGGGACTTGCCCTACATCTATAGTTACGCAAGACGTTGCATATTTTTATAAAAATGGATACCTTGTAAGAAGTCCTATACAAAAAATAGTTCCGGATAAAAATACATCATATCCGTCAAAATTAATTTCATTATTAATATCAGAGCAAATAATTACAAGTGCGGACGATGAATCTTTATTAGATCCTGCGGTAGGTAGTGCTAATTATTT